GTTTGTACGCACTAGACACGTTAATCGAGACAGAAGCACCACTTAAAGTTGTAGTGCTTAATAAATCAAAACCACCACTAGCAGGTGCAGCAGCCCACTCAGGAGCCGTAGCACCGCTATTTACTGTTAAGATTTGACCAGCTGTGCCAATTCCTAAACGTGCCATAGTATCTGCTGCTGTGCCATAAACTAGATCGCCAGCGGTAGTAACTAAATCAAAAGTTGGATCAACTCCAAACGCAAAAGCGTGATCAGAGTTGCTTGTTTTCTTTAACACTTGACCAGTAGTGCCACCTAGCAAACCTGCTAGATCAGCATCTACCGCGTCTGCAAACGTTTCAAAGTCTGCTGGTAGGTCTGTCACCAAGTCACTCGGCGCAGGTGTGACCCAACCATAATTAGGCGTTGTTGCCATTTATTACCTTCCTTATGCCACGACTTGAGCGTTCGCCCAGTCTAGTGTACCTGAAACCGTATTCCAAGCCTCTAAAGGTGAAACTTGATTCCAATTCTGTGATAGTACGCTAAGTGCGTATTCTGTCAGATAAAGCGTTAAAAATACTTCATATTGATTTATTGTCCAGGTTATGCCTTCAACAAAACCAGCAAAGTTATTCTCGTAAATTGTGTCTGGTGGGTTAATCTCCAAAGGCATACCGTTGTAAACCTCAATTAGATCATCACGCAAGATATTGGTCATAGAGTCAAGTTGTAAAGGTATTGTGATACTGCTTAAAGATCTACGAGGATAGCCTCTAGTAGTTAAATAAAGATTAAGTACCGCTTCAGCTGCGCCTTGATCGTGCAATAAAGTAGATACGGATACCGCTAATTGGCCATATTCAGTTATTGACCCAGCGTTAGTATCTGTGACTGTATCGTTATTTTTGTAAATAACTGTTATGTCATTAGCAAGGTCAGACATACGTTCAATAGTAGATAAGTTACTGGCTAGTATTACGTTAGTAGGAATAGTTGTAAAACCATTAGCAGCAACGGCAGCAGATCTATGACTTGCGTCATCATAATTTAATCTGCCGTCACGACCTTCATAAAGTATGCCTCTAGCACTATTAGCAACTAAACCAGCAAGGTTAAACGCATTAGTAGCGCCGCTTGAATAAGCAATTACTTCGTAATCGCCAGGTCTATCTATTTGTCCAAAATAAGGACTGTAAGTAAGCCAGGTAAGAGTTGGATCTACAGTAGCCCAAGTAACACCTGCTGGAGTATCTTGCCAGCGTTCGGCCGTAGCTTCTTGAATAATGTGATAAATACGATCGCCGTCAAACTCTTTAGCAAACCCACCATCACCAACCAAACGCCTATTTAACCTGGCAAGTGAGCCAACACCTGTAATGCGTGTAGTAGTAGCAAAGCCTACTGATCCATAAGACTGAATACTGCGCTCTACATCTGAAACAAAGCCCGCAAAGATAATTACAGGCGTGCCAGTCGTATCATCTATTTCTACCTGTACTGAGTGATCTATCTCAACTACGGGAATATCATTGTCAAACGTAATTAAAGTAATTGTGCAATATCCTGCGCGTGGCTGTTCATCAACACTTGTTCGTCCAGTAGTAATGCTCACACCATTAAGCGTGTCGCCTGTGTAAGTTACTCCGTCAATTAAAACGGCTGGATTAGGTGTGTACGCTGGCATTAGACCGCCGAAAACTGAGGGGTAATTTCTACTGTGCCTGCTCTAGCTGATGAATTGCTAAGAGCTTGACCAACTGCCCTAGCAAAGCCTTCCTCGTCAATGACGCTAGGAGCATTAACGTTGATAGTTACAGATCCAGGTATGTTGCGAATACCGCCAGGATTACTACCGCCTGTTAATTGACCCTGTGCATTAAATAAACCAAACCCACCTTCTTGACCCATTAAAAAGCCTACTGAGTCTTTAAGAGATTCGATCCAAGCATTGTTTACGCCGTTAGGATTGCCAGGCACTAGACCAATGACATTACGCTTAAACTCCTCTGTAATCGGTGATAAGACACCTGCAACTGGAGCTGCTAAAGATTCTGCTAACTGATCCGTAAAGGATTGAGATACTAAGCCACCGCGAGCAGATCCACCTTCTAAAGTGTTTATGCTTAACCCTGCTTTACTACCACCAGAGAATAGATCGGCAATACCAGCGCCTAATTTACCTAGTGGTGAGTTCTTAATAGCATTACCTAATCTGGCGAATAACTGGATTAGATCGCCTATCTTATCAATTAAGAAGGTAACTGTATTGACTATGCCCCTAAAAGCTGCACCTAATACGTCAATTAAGATTGGTGCCACTGTGCCTTTAACGAAACTAGCCAAAGATTTAAGCAAGTCAATTAGTGGTCTGTATTCGTTAGCGTTTTCTCTAACTGCTGTGCTGATCTTTTCATAGGCAGACCGCAAAATGTTTAGAATAGGTGTCAAGAAGTTTTTAATGTTATTACCAAGAGCAGATGTATCGCCACTAAAGCGGTCAAAGATTGGCACTAGAAACTCGTTAATAAAGTCAAACAAACGAGTTAAGATTGGCAATAGGGCTGCGCCTATTGATTCTTTAGCCTCATCAAAGGCAACCTGTAACCTGGCTGTTTTGCCGGCAAACGTTTCAGCAGATTCAGCAGCAGCACCCTCAAAGGTATTAGCTAGTTGCTTAGTTATGTCATCAAAGCTCATAGTCTTTAATTGTGCAGCTGAGATACCGACACCTAGTTTACCTAAAGCTGTGTTCTGACCCTCAAAGGATTTAGATAAGGCGTTAGTAACAGATTCCAGACTCTTACCGCTACCGCGACTAATATCTAAAGCAAGGTTTAATAATTTTTGCGACTGATCTACGTTCTTAGTTGATCTAGTCAAACGATCTAGCGCTGGACGTAATTCATCATCAGCGACACCAGTAGCGAGTGAGGTCTTTAATATCTGTTCCTCGACGGCTGCTATCTGATCTTTAGTAGCACCTGTAACACGCTCTAAGGATCCTGCTAACTTGACTTGGGCTTGTTCGTCCTCGATAGCGGCTTTAACGCCGTCTACCGCTAATTTAACGCCATAAGCTGCAACAGCAGCACCAGCCACCGCAGCTGCTTTACCAACGGCTGCAAAGGCGCCACCGATACGACTGCTGCTTTTTTCGGTTTCGTTCTGCGCTTTGTTTAAGCCATCTACTAAATCTTTTGTGTCAGCGAGAATAGATAACTTAAAGATTCTTGATGTGCCAGCCATTATTTAGCTTCTTTCAATATCTTGTCAAAGGCTTGTTCCCATTGGTCAATTAGATAAGGTTGATTCTTACGCAAAGTTGGATAGATAAAGTAACCTGAGTTACCACCATTTAATCCTGACGTACGAGATCTAAACTGAGTTAAATTATCGCTACCAAACTCAATACCAGCTAAGATACCTTTACCAAACGGTCGCACACCTTTAAGGTTTTTACTTGAGTATGCACCACCGCTAAAGTCTTTTCTATTGTAACCAAACTGAAACTCACCGATTTTAGAGCTTCTACTTGCTCGACCTGTTGAAGCAATTCGGCGCTCTTGCGTAGTACTGGCAGCACCTCTAATTCTATCTACCATAACTTCGGCTAACTCAAAGCCTAATTTTTTGCCTTGTGCCTGTGCTTCGTCTGACATACCTTTGTAGGATCTTAAAATAGTGCGTAAGTCTGATTTGTCATATTCGACTTTAACGTCTGCCATTACGCTCCTTAAGTATCTCTAGTGCCGTTGCAATATCCTCTGCCGTATCCCAATACTGCATAGGGATCTGTGTTGCGATAGCTAGTTCGACTATTAGTCGGCTGAGGCTACCGCTTGGGTGGGGTTTACTGCTGTTTCCTCTATCTCAATATCTGCAACCAAGTTACACCAATTATCTAGGCTGATCTGTGCCTTGTTTGGATTCTCGCGCTTCATAGCGTGATAAGCCAAGAACATAAGATCGCTAATACCTAGTGAAGGATCTTTGCTGATCTTTTGACCAGTTTCTAATTCCCACTTGCGCCACTCAGGCGGTTGGGCTGTGTAAGTAGCCTGGTCACCTGCGTTTGTAGTTATCTTGATATTTAGTTTCATTTGTTCTCCCGATTGTTTGGTTTAGCTAAAGGTTTCTGTTACTGCGCCCTTTTCAACTTTCCAGTTAAAACTTACTGTCTGTGCGTCAGGTGCGGTACCACCTGCTGTTGGATAGTCAAGCAAAACGTTAAAAGCAAAGGTAGCACCAGTAGCAGTTGTTAGTGTCATAGCTCTTGGTGTGTCAGGTGCAGAATCTAGCAAACTCCATACATATTCACATAGGCTGCTTGTTTTGCCCCAGTCTGCTAATACTTCTAGTGCTAGTGTGCCTTCTACGTTTGTAGTTTTGTAGGCTTCTCCGTCTAGTGTCTGATAAGTTTGGCGATCAACATTTTTGGTTAAAACTGCTGAAGTTGCCTGTGCGTCAATAATTACGCCTGCGTCATTTACAAACGCGACTGTAACATCTCTGCCCGTAACTACGGTTGTACTCATTATTTGTCCTTAGTTTTGGTAGTAGGTTGATACATTAAAGTCAGCAACAAGTAAGTCACTTGCACCAACTTGCGTGATTGAAGGACGATCTACTGTCCCAACCACATAATTAGCAGGCAGAGCCGCTAAGACTAAAAGTAGCAACGTCTCTAGGTTATCTAGCGCTGCTTCGTTGCTGTAATAACTAACTGCAACGGTAATAGTAAAGTTTAGTTTGCACCTAATTGTAGATTTACCAATAATGTCAAACTCAATGTACGGGCTGTCCGGCACAATAACGATAGCCGGTGGAATAACAGACTCAGGTACAGAATTGTAAACGTTAGCTGGAATACCGCTTAGGGCAGTTTCTAAGGCTGTGCGAGTAGTACTTATTGGCATAGTGTCTCGACATCAATGAACGGCGCTAGGAGAGCCTGGACACGATTGACAAGACTTCTACCCATACGAAACGGTGTTGGTGCAAAGTCCACGCCCTCGATCTGACCACCAGCTGCGGTGCGTGATTGGAATACCTCGGTGCTTACGACATAGATTGCAGACTCAATAGCTGCATTACCTACATAAGTTTGGGCTCCCGACAGGGTGGCTAGACCACTTGGGATTACGTTTGCTTCGTTAATATCTGCGTTTGTAATTGCAGCAGCAAACGAATATTCGCCTAAATTATCATCATCTAAGATCGTGCGAGTTCCATTGTACGGTGAGCCACAACCTGTGATAACTACTGATTGGCCAGCGCTAAATACGTTCTCACCAAGAGTAGTAAAGATTGCTTTGTTATCTAAAAGTTTAGTATTCCCGATTGGTGCCGCATATTTGTCTAGCATAGGCAGAATAACTGCTTCGGCTGTATCAATTATTTGATTTAAGTATGCGTCATTGTAAAGAGATGATGACACGCCAAGAACACTACGCAGCTGTGTAGCTGTGATAATTGTTGGCATATCTACTCCTTTAATGAGAGGTGAGCGCTCGGGAGAACACGCCCACCCCTCGATCTAGTTTGTTATCAGGACTTGTTAAACCAGTTAGCGCCAGCAGCGATTTTGGTTGCAAGTGCGCCATAGCCAT